TTAGCGACATAAGAACCAACCATCGAAGGCGACTGGGTTGCATCAGTCTTGACATTTATGTTTATTGTGTTGCCCATACGAGGGTCAAACTGGTCCCGCTTTAGTGCCTCAAGTTGCCCAGGTGAAAGTGGCTCGGGAATAGGAATTGGCTCTGGGACGAATCCGCCTCCACCGCCTCCGCTTGGCCTTGGAGAAGGAGCTGGTGCAGCAGCGGGAGATGGGACGCCTCCACCCCCTCCACCGCCGACGGAAGGAACACCGCCTCCGCTTGGAGCTGGTGCTTGAGGAATCTTCATTGCCTCAGTTGCCTCACCATACTTTGCAATGAGGTTGTCAAGCTTGCCGATGAACTGGTCAACGGTCTTGCCTAGACCGCCGAGGCCACCCTCCATCTCACCAATCTGGTCAAGGACCTTTTCTTTGATGGTCTGCACGGAATCTGCGAACTTGTTGTTTGCATCGAGTAGAGCTTGGTCAAGCTCAATCTGCTGATGCTCAAGAGCAATAATGAGGTCGTAACCAGTCTGCTCGTAGAGGTTCTTCAGCTCGTCAGTTGCAAGTCCCTGTCGCTCGTAGATGCTCTGCGACAAAGCATCCATGCCCTGCTCTGACTCAATCTCCAAAGCACGGAATAGTTCTTTCAGTTCACTTTGAACTTCAGGTGTCGAGTTGAGGATTGCCGACGCAAGCTCGTTACCTGTCTCAGTTCCCGCCGAAACAATCTGCTCGATGAAAGTCTGTGAGAAGCCCGCTGAGGCGAGTTCTGCCGAGTTTGATAGGAGATTACGGGAGGCCGTGAGTTTGTCGCTTAGGGACTTGACTAGGCCCTCTACGGACTTGTTCTCGTCACGCTCAAACAGCGATGAGATGTTGACAGCTACGGCTGACTTGTAAGCGTCATTCAATCTCTGCTGAGACTGAATGACAATGTTATTTAGTCGAGCTGCATAATCTAGTTGTAGTCTCTCGACATTGCTTGCGTAGCGTTCGTTAGCCTGCTCGACTGTCTTGTTGTATTGCTCCTGAGCATCTGCAAGTTGCTTCTGGGAAGTCTTGACAAGCCTTTGGACGGTGTCCCGTGCGGTGTTGGTCGCTGCCTTCGCTCCATCGTTTAGAGCTGTGGTGAAACCAAGGACAGCCTTCTCTGTCTGAGTCTTAGCTGAACCCGTGCCGAACATACTGTCGAGCCACTCTTTCGTGCCACCAGAACCCGTAAAGGTCGTGTTGACAAAGAGTGCCCTAGCAGCGTTAGCGGTCTCAATCAGTCGTCGCTGAATACCCTCTAGGCCGATGGTGTCCAGAGAGGCTAGGTGACCGTAAGCCGTGACTCCTGCTGCCCCAACATTGTCAAGCTCGGTCTCTACCTCGGTGAGTGACTGCTGGTAGGCAATTGTGTCGGTGGTTAGGAACTTCCAGAACTCTTGGAAGTCACCTTTTAGAAGTGCCCCAAACGCATGACCGAATCCTTCGATGCCCGCAATGAGAGAAGCAAAGGTTGTAACTAGCCACTCGACAACATACACAAGATTGCTTAGTGAGCTAGAGAATCCTTCTGCGTCAGACTTACCACCGCTCATTGCCGAGCCGAGTAGCTCAAATGCCCTTGACAGTTCTCGCAAAGCTTCGTTGAGGTCCGTGCCCTCAGTCATTGCGTTCTTGATGACATCTGCCCAGAACTCAAAGAAGTCAACGATTGAAGGACCGAGGTCCTCAGCCAATTCCACAATGTAAGGAATCATGTCCTTAAGGACTGGGACTAGCTCGTAGCCAATCTCGATTCCAACATCTGCAATGGCAGATTGCAACAGAAGCATCTGAGACTCAAAGGACTCAAGTTGCTTGTTTGCTACTTGGTCGGTAAAGCCACTAGCAGAGCGGAGGCTTGCTTCGTATTCCTTGACGGCATCTGAGGTTCCCAATAGGGCAAGGATTGACTGCACTGAACGGTCAGCAAAGCCCATCTGAAGAAGGGTTGCCTTTTGTTGCTCGTCAGACATTCCTGCCAGAGCGGTCTCAAGGTTCCCGATGATGTCACCGAGGTTCCGCATCTCACCGCTTGAGTCAAATACTGAGACTCCGAATTGCTTGAAATCTTCCTTGTTCTTGATGGCCTTGGTCGAGAGGTCACGCAGAACGATGGAGAGCTGAGTTCCAGCTTCCTCGCCTTTGATACCTTGGTCGGCGAACGCTGCCAGAACAGCGACACCTTCCTCCATGTCCTTACCTAGAGTTCTAAGTGCAGGACCAGCCTTGGTAGTCAGCGAGGTTGAGAATTGCTCGACTGTTGCGTTTGACAAGGTGTTAGCACGGACGAGAACATCCGACACCTTTATCATGTTCTCCATGTTTGCGACAGCGTCGTCACGAATTGTCAAACCAAGTGCAGACTGAGCGTCTGTCAAAAGGTCGGTAGCTCGACTCATGTCGAACATACCCGCCTGAGCGAACTGAGCTACTCGTGGCAGAGCTGCGATAGATGCCTCAGCATCCAAACCAGCAGACGCTAGGAAGAAGAACGACTCAGCAGCTTGTTCGGCTGTAAAGGTTGTGGTCTTGGCTACCTCACGGGCAGCCCTCGCCATGTCCTCCTCCATCGCTTTTGTAAGGTCACCCATGATTGCGGTGGACTTAGTAAGAGCGGAGTCGAACTTAGAAAACTCTTGGACGGACTTGACGGCGACAGCACCGACAGCAGCGGTCACAGCTGCTAGTGCAACACCAGCGGTCTTGCCTAATTTGGTTAGGCTACCGACGGCATTGTCAATACCCTTCTTGTCAAAGTCGGAGACTATCCGAATCTTGATGCTCAACCGAACCTCCGATTTATCCTGATGTTTAGGCTATCGGCAATGTTGAGGACCTTTTCCTCGACCTTTGGCTTTCGCTTGAGAACACGAATCCACATGAAGCGACCAGGCTTGCCGTAAACCTGTGTCAGCTTGCGATTGAAAGCTTTACCCTGTCCATTGTAAATGTAGGAGTGATAGCCGACTCCTGTCGAGCCCCAGCCCTTTGAGACAGCTCGGGGAGGACGACGCTCAATACCTGCAAGCTCGGCATACTCGAAACCGAACTGCTGGCCCATGCCTTCGTTGCCACCCTTACCCTCAAGGAAGATTAGTTCTCGTTTTCTGGTAGAGACACGAGCCTTGATTTTGACACCAGCCCAACCAGACCTTCCATCGTGGAACATCCCCCTCATGTTGGAACGCAAGCTTGAGGTCATCGAGCCGTTTATTTCTGCCTCAATCGGCTCAAGCGTAGGTGCGAGCTGTGAGGTTACATTCTTACGAAGTTCTTTGAATAGGTCTTGGTCATACTGTCGGAGCATTTTGAATACTTCGGTATCACCCGACAAACCGCTTTTCCGCATGACGCTCCTAACCCTCTAATTCTACCAATGAGAAAACCCTCCCCGTAACGTTTTGTACCCCCGGCTGGGAGGGGGGTCCCAGCCGAGGTCGTCGGAGACCTCATGTTGGGACATACCTGATTTTTTTCTGGGGTATAATATGGGCCGCCTCCCCAAGACCGCAGAGTCCTTCTTGGACGACCCCGAGCGGAGGGGTCCGGAGATGTCTAGCGAGATGCTTCAAAGTACGAAGGAATGTCCCGAGGGGGAAGGTGTGCTCCCAGCAGGTCATGAATGTTTCTTCATGGCATCTCCAAGTTTCTGCATGAGGTCCATGCCGGACCTTGGTAGAATCTGGTGTGTGACTGCACAAGGTTTGGTCATGAATGTTTCTTCATGTCATCTCCAAGTTTCTGCATGAACTCCATGCCGGATCTTGGTAGAGTGTCGCAGATGCCACTTCATGCGTGAATCATGCATGAATCGTTGGTGCTGTAGCGTTTTGTAAATCGGGCTTGATTTTGGGGGCTTGTGTGCTCCCAGCAGGTCATGAATGAAACAGTGTGATTTTGGGGGATTTGGGCGATTTGTGGGGATGCAGGCGGGCTCACTCGGAAAGACCGGCCGATACCAGTCGGCGATGAAGAAAACAAGCGTGGGCGCGAGCGTGGACGCGGTGTTTCCCAGTGATCCCATGATGAAAGCATCGTGGTGGCGGACAGGGGTCGCCATTGCCCGGCACCCCAATCCACGAAGTAAAATACCCCTAAACCATAAATGGATTTCAGTAGCATGGGTTTTGCAGGAGCGGTTATTGGTTCGATAGTTGCTTTGTTATTGGCGATCATAAGACTGGTGGAGCACAATGGATGCTCGGCCGTGCAGCTGTGCTGTTGCTGCACGTTGAGCGTGAGCTGCCAGCACGACCTCGACGGCTCCGGGCACTTCGACCGGCAGATTTTTGTGGATGCGCGTGATTAGGCGTATCTTTTCCTTGGCTGTGTGCGCAGGTCGAGCTTGCCGAAGCCGAGCCGGCCGCCCTCGGCGGCCTCTTTGTGGTTTCTGGTCACTGCGCGGACGTGTGGGTTGGAGCGGCTCGGCCTCCCGGTGAAGACGATGTCGTTGTCTGGGTCGTGCTCGGCATCTTTACCGCCCTCCCACAGTATCTTACCAGTCTCTGGGTGGAAGACGCGCATCTTCCCGAGGGTGGTGCGCTTGTTGCGGGCAAGGATCATGATGTTTCTCAGTGTGTTCAAAACGTCTTTGTGCGCGGGGATCTCCCGCCATTCCACATCGAAAGGTGGTTTGATGAAGCCGTTCTGGTTGTTGGTGAGTGCCTTCACGCGGCTCTCTACTTGCCTCATGAGGGTCTCAGGGACAACCATGAAGGCGAGCAGAGCAAAGCTGCCAGCAGCAACTGGGATGCATGTCTTATAGCTACTCCACATACGCCGGTGGACTTGGGCGGATATGCCAAACTTTATGAGGTTGCGCTTGCCTGCCCATCTGGGCTTTATAAAGTACAAGCCGCTGCGGCCTTTTAGCTTAGCCTCTGTTATGGCTGTGTTGAGCTGAGAGCGCTCTGGCAGTGACATGTCTGATATGCGCATATTTTAAGGGTGCAGAGCTGGATACTTG